ACTAGTCAAAGAAGGTGTAAAGAAAGAAATGGCAAAGTTGTTAAGAGAAAACAAACAACTTAAAAAAGCCATAACACCAAAGCAACCAACATTTATGGATAATAATGTTGAGGAAAGACCAATCCAAACAGAAAGAGTTTTAAGTAAAAACCCAATGTTAAACAAGGTATTACAACAAACACAACCACTTAGTATAAGTGAAAATACATCTAGAAGTGTATTAGATAGACAACCACCTGCTTATGCTGGTGCACCAACTGAAGTTTCTGAAAGAACAATGGAGTTTGATTCAAACTCAACTCATACATTGGGAGCACAAAGTATAGCTGATAAAATGGGTTATGGTGATATGAAACCAACTGGAGTTAAATCTGGATTGGGAGTATCAACTGGACTAGCTGGGTTGGATAGAGTTTTAAATAGAGATAATTCTCAGTTAATAAAAGCTTGGGATAAATCAAAAGGTCCTTGGAGACCTGGAATGTAATATAGATTATGGCAGTTGAGTTAGGAAGAAGAATCGTTAAAGATACCAAATCGTATAGTAGTTATGCAATTGGTATTACTTTACCATTACAATTTGGTGAGAATACCTTCGAGCAATCTTTTCAAACCAAAGACCAGATTAAATCAAATATTAAAAATCTTCTACTTACTAAAAGAGGTGAACGTATTTTACAACCTCAATTTGGTAGTGGTTTACAATCATTATTATTTGAACCAAATGTAGATGATTTAGAAGGTAGAATTGAAGATACTATAAATGATAGTTTAAAACAATGGTTACCATATGTTACAGCTGACGAGATTAATATTGAATCAACTGATGAATTGAGAGATAACAACAAAATAAATGTTTCAATTAAATTTAAAATAGGAGACGATATTAATTTAGAAACTCTAACATTCACGGTGCAGGGATAATACGATATGGCAATAACAAAAACATCAAAGAACTTTAAGAACAAGGGTAAAGACATAAAATATCTTAACAAAGATTTTGGTGCCTTTAGGGGTAATCTAATAGAGTTCGCTAAAACTTACTTCCCAAAAACATATTCTGATTTCAATGAGTCATCACCTGGTATGATGTTTATTGAAATGGCATCATATGTTGGTGATTCGCTTTCATATTATGTAGATGATACTTTAAAGGAATCGTTAATGGTTCACGCTGATGATATTGAGAATGTAATAGCACTTTCACAATACTTAGGATACAAACCCAAAGTATCAGCACCAGCAGTAACAACCCTTTCCGTTTACCAACTACTACCATCAATAGGAGCTGGTTCAGATAATACGTTTGATACAACTTACTTTTTGAGAATTAAAGAAGGTATGAGAAGTGAGTCTACTAATGGAATAGAATTTATTACTCAAGATGTTGTAGATTTTTCTGATGATAGAGATAGAGAAATTACAATATATCAAAGAGATGGGGTTAGTGGTGAACCTACATTCTATTTAGTTAAAAAACAAGTTCAAACAATATCAGCTGCAATAAAAACACAAGAAGTGACATTTGGTGCGTTTAAAGAGTTCCAAAGTATTGAATTGGCCGATACTGATATTATAGATATATATGATGTGAGGGATTCCGATGGAAATAAATTTTATGAAGTTCCTTATTTAGCACAAGAGTTAGTATTTACAGATTACCCAAATACTGAAAACAATGACCCTGATTTATTTCAATTTAAAGAAACAACACCATATATCTTAAACACACTTAAAACATCTCGTAGATTCGTAAAACAAGTAAACCCAAACAGTACAACGACTATTCAGTTTGGAAGTGGAGACCCTACTGTTAGTGAGGAAACAATAATTCCATCTTTTAAAAATGTAGGATTGGGATTGCCTAATTCTATTTCTAAATTAGAAGAATCATTTGACCCAACTAACTTTTTGAAAACTAAAACATATGGAACATCCCCATCTAATACAACTATGACTGTAAAGTATTTAGTTGGTGGTGGTGTTGAATCAAATGTTAAGAAAGGTACAATTACTCAAATTAATGGAGTTGAGTACGAGGAGGATATAGAATTATTCACATTGGCCCAATTGGGTGTATATAATGCAGCTAAGAACTCAATAGCAATTGATAACGAAGTTCCTGCAACGGGTGGTAAGGGTGGTGATACGATTGAAGAGATTAGACAAAATGCATTAGCAAATTTTGGTTCACAAAATAGAGCAGTAACATCAAAGGATTATCAGATAAGAGCTTTATCAATGCCAACTAAGTTTGGAGCTATTGCAAAAGCATACGCTACGGCAGATGGTACACTAGATAACAATTCACCGTCTTCTATTTTAGCCTCACCAAATGCTCTTAAAGAGTTTACTGATTTAGTTGAGGGATTTGTAAATAAACCAGAGGAGGAAGAACCCAATAGAAAATCTATTCAAGAGGAAATAAAAAAATTCTTAGTTGGTAAGACTTCAAATAATAATGAAAAGAATAATCCATTTGCAATAAATCTTTATTTATTAGGATATGATTCAAACAAAAAATTATCAGTTCTTAATAGAGCAGTAAAAGAAAATTTAAAAACATATTTAACTGAATATAAAATTCTAACTGATGGTATAAATATTAGTGATGGATTTATAATCAACATAGGGGTAGAATTTGAAATAGTAACATTAAAGAATTATAATAAAAGTGAAGTACTATCAGAATGTATAGCTGAATTAAAAGAGTATTTTACCATAGATAGTTTCACATTTAATAATACGATTAACATTTCTGAATTAGAATTGATTGTAGCAAATGTTGATGGAGTTAGTTCAGTTCCAAAATTAAAAATTGTAAATAAGTGTGGTGGTCAATACGCAGATAATTCATACAATGTAGAAGCGGCTATTAAAGATAAGATATTATATCCATCTTTAGACCCATCGGTTTTTGAAATTAAATATCCAGATTCGGACATAAAAGGAAGAGCAAAATAATGGCATACTATTTTCTAACAGCATCAAAAGATGCATCGGTTTACCTACAACAACCAGACCAAAACGCTGGTTTAGATGAGGTATTGGAAGTAAGTAAGGTTTACTATGGTGGTGTTAAAGATGTATCAAGAGCATTCATTAAATTCGATACCAGTGGATTCTCATCATCACTATCAGCCGGTAGTGTTGGTTTCGAAGAAGCTAAACTTATATTAAAAGAAACTGAATCCGAGGAAGTTCCTTTGGAATTCAATATTAACATTTATCCAGTATCCCAAAGTTGGGAGATGGGAAAGGGTACTCGATTTGATAAAATAGAAACATCTGGTATAACATGGAATTATAGAGAAGGCGATTCATCACTTAGATGGGTTAACAATATAGTGGGAGGACTTCCAGTTTTTGCTGCAAACTCAACTGGTTCTTTTGCTGGTAAAGGTGGTGTTTGGTATTCTAACTTAAATAGTTCACAAGAATTTACATATAAAACAGAAGATATTAATGCCGATGTAACTACCATTTTCCAAAGTTGGTTAAGTGGTTCTATTGATAATCAGGGATTAATAATAAAACATGAAAATTCATCCGAAGAAGATACCAATGATTATGGAATCTTAAAGTTCTTTAGTAAAGAAACAAATACAATACATCAACCAAAGGTCAGAATAGGCTGGAATGATGTATCATTTGCAACAGGTTCATTAACCGAACTTACATCAGAAGAAATTAAAGTTGGCATCAGAAATTTCAAAAAACAATATAAAGTAAATACAACACCTAAATTTAGAGTAGTTGGTAGAGATTTATATCCAACAAAAACATTCTCATCTACGGCACAATATGGCATAAGTAAATTCTTACCAACAACATCATATTATCAAGTAAGTGATTATCATTCAGGTGAAGTAATGATTCCATTTAGTAATTACACAAAATTAAGTTGTGATACAGAGGGTAACTTCTTTAAACTGAATTTATCTAATTGGGAAGTTGATAGAGTATATAACATAGAATTTAAAATTACAATTAGTGGAGTTGATTATTTCTTTGATAACGATTACACATTTAGTTTAATTTCATAATAACAAATGAAGAATAGCGGTTTAAAAAATGAGGCACAAGTTGCTAAGATATTTGTAAGTGGTTCGGTTGCTTTACCACAAACAAATGATAATGGTGTGCGCTTATTTAAAGAATCTGATTTAACTGATGGTATTATAAGTGGTAAATTAACAAGACCTAAATATAATACAAGTGAGTTAAAGAAATCAGTCGATACTACTATATTTGAACTTCTACCAAATGATGCACCTATCGGAGACCCAATGGTTCTTCGTTCAATATATGAGGCTGCATTAAAAAGAATAGATGAATTAAATGCTCTATTAGAAAGATTAAATGTTACTATTGGTGAGAGAGATGCAACGATAGCAGAATTACAAAGTATTATAGAACAGCTTAGAATTGAATTAGAGAATGAGCAATTAAAAGCAAATATAGCAAGTCAACAATCTACAATTTCAAATCAACAAATTGGCGAAACAACAATTGATTTACAAAACGCAATACAAAATTCAATTAACGAAGCAATCGCAAGAGTATCGTTAACTGCTAGAGTTGAGGCATTATTACAAGAAAACGAATCATTAAGAGAACAATTATTTGGATTGGCTGCTCAAACGGCAGAAGGTGCTATTAGTGGAGGTGATAATGGATTTACTGTTAAGGTAAATAATGGAGATGGTGATGCAGGACAATTATCAGCTGATTTATGGGCTAAGTGTAGTGCTAAAGATGCCGGTTCTCGTAAAATGACAAATACATTAGAGGTGAGTAACGTTACTACTGATAATAAAATAACTAAAATAGAATTTGTATTTGATGGAGACCCTAAATGGTTCACAGTTAAATCAGGAGCAAGTTCAATTGAACCTGAAACTTCGGAAACATATGATTGTGAATTTAATAATTCAGTAATTGGTACATCTAAGAAAAAGGGTATTTCACCAAGAAGAAAAACAATTGGTTGGAAAGGAAAAGGGCAGAATCATACTGGACTGGCACTAAAAGTTAAAGTTACATTTGCCGATGCAAGTAAGGATGAAGTATCTATACAAACTGATTTAAGAAAAAATAGAGGTTAATAATGGCAATTAAAACATTTAAAGAAATAATAGATAATAAAGGGTATCGAATCTCTACTAAAGATAGAGAGATTTTCGAAGAAGGTACCCTGCAATCATTTTTTGGATTTTCTGATTCGGATATGATTGAATTTATTGTATATGATGCCAATGAAAACCAATTACCTCAAGGTGATGAAGGTAAGTTAGTTAGATATGTACCACTTAGTTCACAAAACATTAAAGATTATTTTTTAATTGCAGATGGAACAAAATTTCAAGCGTTTCAATTTCCAAATGAGTATTTTATAGATGCGGAGAGATTGATTAAAGAAGCTGGATATAACAATGGTATATTTAAAACTGAAATAACCTTATTAAATAAAAGAGTTGGATATGATACCATAAATGAAAAATTATGGATTCAAGAAATATCTCCATCTAGAAATGAAATACGAGTATTACCTCTTATGAATGAGGTATCTAAGAAAACTGATTTGTTCGCTAGATATAACATAATGAAAGAGGGTTCTAATTTTAGAGATGATATTATTCCTTACGTTGGTAGCTTTGTAGATATGGTTAACCCAATGGAAGTTAGTGGATTTGTTAAAAAAACGTATGGTGAAAAATGGTACAATAACTTTGTAGCAGAATTTGGTATAAGTGGATTTGAATCTATGGTTACTCGAATCTTCAACACTTTCAGAAAATCAGTTTATAATGAATTTTCAAATAGAGTATCATCAATTGGTGATATAAATTATGGTAAAGAAAAACCAATCAAACCTTCAATAAGATTTTCAAAAGAAGATGTGTATAAAGTATCACAAAGAATACTTATAGAATGTGTTGATAAATTTTTACCAAGGAGAGTGATGCAAGCTCAAACGGAAGTTGATAATGTATTTGAAGCTAGTATAGATAAAATAAGTGAAGTTATTAATTCAAGAGAATCTGATGTTGTAATTAAAGCTAATGTTCCTTCAATTGAAGTAACTGAAACTAAAGATACAAACGATACTGATGATGTGACGGAAGATGCAAATAATAAATTAGATATTTTAATCAAAAAGGAAGTACCAAAGGAATTTCCTATACCTGATTTCAAAAAACCAAATCCAATAAAAAGTAAATCAAAAAATGTTTTCAAACGAATGTTTGGATTAGATGAAAGAATGAGACCTAATTTTGGTGGTTCATCTACTACCCAAGTAATGTCATCTGATATTAATGACCCAAATTCATCTTATAATAAGAACGTTAAACCTGATAGAAACTAATGGCTGTAAGAAGAATACAATACGATGAAACTGGCAACGGGGGAAACTCTGGTGACAATAATGTGGATAACATTGACAATGGTGGCTCAGGTGGTGGAGGATACTCTGGTGGAAGTGGTGGTTCTGGTGGTGGAAGTGGTGTAACAACAAATACTTATGTATTTTCTATTCAAGTTAATGAGGATACATTCAGTTCATTTGTAAACAACTCAATTCAACCAACACCTAAAGTTGTAAGAATT